GTGCCTCCCTTGTCGTATTAACCGGCGGCGCGTTTGGACGCACCGCATTATGTTGGAGGCTGCGCAATACGATGACAACGCATTCGCCACTCTCACCTTCTCAGATGAAAATCTTCCTGCTGACGGTTCTGTCAGTCCGCGAGAAGTACAGTTATTTATTAAGCGATTACGAAAACATTATCCTGTTAAGTTTCGCTATTTCGCTGTCGGAGAATATGGAGAGAGAACCGCACGGCCCCATTACCATCTCGCTTTATTTGGATTCAAGTCATGCGAATACGGCGTCACAAGAAAAAGAGAGAATTGTTGCGACTCATGTTCTCGGGTATCGCGAGCGTGGGGCCAAGGTCACATCCTATTGGGGCAACTTACAAAAGACTCTGCGCAATACATTGCGGGCTATACGACTAAAAAGTGGACCTCTGCCGACCATCCAGCCCTTGAAGGCCGCCGTCCTGAATTCGCCCGCATGTCCCTCCGGCCCGGAATCGGACTCGGAATGATGCATGATTTAGCAAGCGTACTTATGGAGCATAAACTTGATGAAAGGATGATAGATGTGCCCACCAGCTTACAACACGGCACGAAGAAGTGGCCGCTCAATCGTTACCTTCGGAGAAAGCTCAGGGAATTTATCGGAAGATCCCCTAACGCTCCACCGGAGGCTTTGGCAGAGCAGGCGGAAACACTGCGACCTCTGCGCGAAATTGCGTTCTCATCTTCGTCGTCTCTCAAGGCGAAGGTACTTGAGGCATCGTTAGGCGAACGCATCAAAATACACGGACGTGAAAAGCTATACAAAAAGAGGAACACCATATGAAACGGTCAAAATTTTCGCTATCGAACTATAAGCTCGCCTCGTGCGATATGGGAGAGCTTGTTCCCATGGGGCTTACGGAGGTACTACCTGGTGATTCTATTCAGCAGGCGACTAACGCTCTTGTTCGGGCTGCACCTTTGCTATCTCCAGTTATGCATCCTGTTACTGTGCGCATACACCACTGGTTTGTTCCTCACCGTATTGTATGGGAAGACTGGGAAGACTTCATTACAGGTGGCCCAGATGGCATGGACGACTCTGTGTTCCCTACTATCGCCATGCCTGCATCGGTTGGTGCTGCTGTTGGCAGCCTTGCTGATTATCTCGGCATACCTACTGGTGTAGCCGACTTAGCAGTGTCGGCTTTACCCTTCCGCGGTTACGCGATGATTTTCAACGAATGGTATCGTGATCAGGATTTAGTCACGCCTTTAACCATCGATATTACGTCAGGTGTTGACAGCACCACAAATGTTACGTTACAAAACTGTGCCTGGGAAAAGGACTACTTTACTAGCGCGCGGCCTTGGGAGCAAAAAGGCCCAGCAATTACAGTACCTATCGGCACGTCAGCTCCCGTTCTCGGTATGGGCGTTAACGATATCGATACGACAGATGCCGGTGGTACCGGCATTACGACTTCAACCGGGGCGAATCAATCGTTCCCGTTTTATTATACAGACGCCTCAGATCAGTTCTTGTTAGAGGCTACTGAAGCAAATGGCCTGCTCAATCTTAGAGCAGATCTTACTAATTCATCGTCGGTGACGGTGAATGTGTTACGCGAAGCAATGGCATTACAACGTTATGAGGAGGCAAGAGCCCGTTATGGATCACGATACAGCGAATACCTCAAATACCTGGGAGTTACCAGTTCAGACGCCCGTCTACAGCGACCAGAATATCTCGGAGGCGGTACGCAAACTCTCCAATTTAGTGAAGTTCTGCAAACAGCTGAAGGGACGAACCCCGTCGGAGAAATGCGCGGGCATGGAATATCTGCAATGCGCTCTAACCGGTACCGCCGTTTCTTTGAAGAACATGGCTACGTGTTCACGCTTCTCTCAATCCGACCCAAAACCATCTACGGAAACGGACTCTGTAGAACCTGGAACCGACGAACAAAAGAAGACTTCTGGCAAAAAGAGCTCCAGCACATTGGCCAGCAAGAGATCCTAAATAAGGAGCTATACGGTGCGCATTCTAGCCCTGACGGTACATTTGGATTCCAAGATCGCTATGATGAGTATCGTAGAACTGAAAGCTCAATTGCAGGAGAATTCCGAAGCTCAACCCTCAACTTCTGGCACATGGCACGAATCTTCGCATCAAATCCAGCCCTTAACGAAGATTTCGTTAAGTGCGTCCCAACAGAACGAACTTTTGCTGTACCTTCGGAGGATGTTTTCTACGTCATGTGTAAGCACTCAATCCAGGCTCGAAGGCTTGTAGCCTCAAAAGGCGAGAGCTTTATCTACTGACAAGAACAGGAGAACAGATTATGGCACGCAAAAGGATCAAAATAGAAACGGCCTCGGCCGACCCGGCAGTGAAACGGTCGCCGTTAAGGCATAATAAGCAGGGCGAGGAATTACTCGATCCTACGCCTATGCAACCTCCACTGGGGTATAAAAGAACCCCTACGCTCTCAGAGCAAATTCAGATGCAGGTCCGTCAAATGAAAATGGACCTACTGAATGACGAGAGCATTCAGGAAACGGACGAAGAGGCTGATGACTTTACTGTCGGAGACGACTTCGAGCCTCTGTCCAAATACGAAAACGATCATATCCCGCCCATTGCTGTGCTTAAGGCGCGGGTGAAACATTACAATAAGCTGATCGAAGAGAAAAACCGTGAGGCCGTAATTAAGGCTCACGAAAACGCTCTCAAAAAACCCGTCGCTGTTACATCTCCTCCAGCTCAACCGACCAGCGACAAAAATACTCCCACGTAACGAAGTGGAGCCGGGCCCTTACCCCGTTAGGGGCCCGGCGTAACGAAGTGGTGAGGGCTCCTGCCCTTCACTACCTATCCCGGATCGAAGCGACCTTGCCCCGAAGGGGCGCCCGCTGAGAGCCGGAGCCTCGATCCCCAACCAGTACACTCACTTGATATGTACTACGCTAGGTGACACCACGATGGCTCAAAAACCCAGATCCCGCTCCCGCAGGAACGAACGAAGCGCGATACCAATCCGTCAATCGCTAACGCCCACGTTGCTACGTTCTAAAATCTTACTTCCATCGTCGGTGTTACCTCAACAAAGGAGCTTGCTAAATGCTACGGACAACCGCCGGTTTGTGCCTAAACGGCACCCACGCCCTATCTCGCTTAGACGCGACGCTGCACGACTTCATACAGACATACTTGGAGACCGAATACGGCAAGCATTTCACGCGATCAACTTCCTACAGCCTCACCGAGTTTCGGTTTGTGTCAGACGGCTACAAAGAAGGGAAGTACTCCATGCATTGCGTCGTACGGGTAAAGGTGCTGCCGCTAGAAGAAGAAATCGCAACGCTTACTCTAATATTCAGTGTCGGAGACGATAACGCTGTGGGTAAGAAACGTCTCCAACTTGATGAAAGGAACATGTGATGTTAGGAGCAATTCTGCCCGGACTTATCGGGGCAGCTACGTCAATTATTGGTGGTCAAAAGCAGAACCAGGCGAACGCTAAAGCTGCTCAGCAACAATATGAGCAACAAAAGGAGTTCGCTCAATCAGGCATACAATGGAAGGTGGAAGATGCAAAAAAGGCAGGTATTCATCCGCTATATGCTCTTGGGGCAAACACTGTGTCTTACGCTCCTCAGTCTGTTGGCGGTGCTGACTTTTCATATCTTGCAGACGCAGGACAGAATATCGGGCGCGCTCTTGATGCTACACGTTCAAACCCAGAGAAGTCCAACGCACTCGCCCTCACATCAGCACAACTTCAACTTGAGGGACTTGGACTTGATAATGATCTCAAACGAGCGCAACTTAATTCAGCTATTGCCACCGCAAGGCAAGCTGGAAACCCACCCGGAATGCCTACGGCTACAACTGGGCCCGGCGCAACAGGCATGCCTGGACAGGGAAATGCGCCTCAAATTGATGGCCCAAATATCGAGCTATCAAAGAAAGTTGCACCGACTACGCCAGGTCAACCGAGCGCTGAATATGGAGAGGTACCAGACGTGCAATACGCAAGGACCCCTACTGGATGGGCTCCTACCA